AAAATTGGTGTTATAACTCCTGTATATAATGATATTGAGCATTTATTTCATGCTATCAACTCAGTTAAATCTCAAAATTTAGGTAATGTTATTCATTACATTTATGATGACTGTTCTACTGATGGACTTGTAGATGCTATTTGTGAACTTATGACAGACAGCAAATCATTTATTTACATGAAAGGCGTTGAAAATAAAGGCCAATCACACGCAAGAAATGAAGCCATTAAGGCAGCCATAGGTGATGGTTGTAATTATCTGGCCTTTTTAGATTCGGATGATTTTTGGTTTGAAGGTCATTTACAATTAGCCCTTGATAATTTACGAACTAAAAATTGTGACATTGTTTATTCTACACCGCAATTTATCACTGAAGATGGTAATATTGTTTTTCCTTATAATATTCCCGTACCTCATGTATTTGTTGGTAAGCAACTAAGGCATAATAATTTTATTTGGGTATCTACTGTAGTTTGTAATGCACGATGTTTTATAAATGAAAAATTTGATGATAATTTAAATAGTGTAGAAGAATGGGATATGTGGATAAGGTTGCATGAATCAGGCCGAGCCTTTTATAAACAAAAAGAAATGACAGCTCGTTACTTGGTCCGTGATGGATCGCAAGCTTCTAAAGGCTCTCAAAAGATGCCATTGTTTTCACAAAAACATAAAATGTTACCAAAATTAAAATTACATTTAGCTTGTGGACATGATTATGATGAAGAATATATCAATGTAGATTTATATGCTCCAGAAGATGCTAAGTGTGATGTTCGTTTTGATGTGTCTAAGTTACCGTATGACGATGGTACAGTAGATGAGATTAAGGCTTTTCATATCATAGAACACTTTCATTTTTTTGAAGCACAAGAAGTTCTTAAAGAATGGCATCGTGTATTAAAACCTGGTGGTAAGTTATATCTTGAAACGCCAGATTTTTTAGAAAGTTGCCGTTCATTTGTTGAAGGTAGTCCTGGACAAAGCCTTGAAGATTGGAGAGTTCTACTATACAATCATTTTTTTGCACACCCATGGGTTGAAGGACAAACACATAAGTTTTTATTTACAGAAAGCCAATTGAAAACAAACCTTGATTGGGCTGGTTTTAAAAAGGTAAATCGTTTACCTCCAGCTTCAAAATATGTAAGGCCCGATACACATCATTTATTTTTAACAGTAGAAGCCTTTAAATGAGTATATTATGTTCTATATCAACCAGAGGTAGGTATGACACTACGTTACCAATGGCCATACAATCTGTTATTTCACAAACACTAAAACCGGATAAATTGGTTATTTTTGATGATAATGACGAACCAAAAGATTTAAGAGGTATACAACATTATGAATATCTTTTCCGTATGCTTGATGAGAAAGGTATTGAATGGCAAGTATTGTTTGGTGAAAAGAAAGGTCAACACTTCAATCATCAAAAAGCAAATTCAATGGGACACGAATGGGTTTGGAGACTTGACGATGATACAGTAGCTGAATCAAACGTTTTAGAAAAATTATTTAGTTACACATCTCCAGAAATAGGTGGTGTAGCTGGCGCAGTTTTAACACCACCTTTTGCCAAAGTTACAAATTCTACAGGTAAAATTTCCAACATTGAAGAACCAAGTTTACAATGGGATTATATTCATTATGTGCAAGAAGTAGATCATTTACATTGTTCTTTTCTGTATCGTGCTGGAGTTTATGATTACAATTTGGGTTTATCTCAAGTAGCTCATCGTGAAGAAACGCTATTTACTTTTGGTTTAAAACAAAAAGGTTATAAATTGTTATTAGTGCCCGACACTGTTACTTGGCATTTGAAGAATAGGCAAGGTGGTATTAGAACATTTCAAGAACAAATGTTTGCACATGATGAGTATATTTTTAGAAATTTCTTAAAGCACAAAGATAATACTATTGTAGTTTTGGATTGTGGTATGGGAGATCATATTGTGTTTAATTATGTCGTTGATGAGATAAAACGACCTGAAATATTCTCTTGTTATCCTAATATTGTTCCTGGCCGAAGTATTGCTGAAGCCATTGAATTATTTGGCGACTTAGACCAATTTAATATCTACAAGAAAATGGATCAATGGAACTGGAAAGAATCGTTAGAAAAAGCCTTTAGAAAAATGTATAACGTATGATACTTATTTCACCGTACTCAAAACCACTTAGAAATGGATTAAACAATCCGAAAAATTATCCATATTGGAAAGAACTTATATCACTAATTAATGAAGAAATTATACAAGTTGGTGTTGAAGGTGAAAAACAATTGGTATCAGAATTTCGTAAAGATTTGCCTTTAGGTGACCTTAGGTATTTAATTGGAAAGTGCCGAACATGGATTTCCATTGACAGTTTCTTTCAACATCTAGCTTGGGACTGTGGCAAAAAAGGAATTGTTCTTTGGGGACAATCTGATCCACTTATCTTTGGACATCCAGAGAACGTAAATTTACTGAAAGATAGGTCTTATCTGCGAGAAAAACAGTTTTGGTGGTGGGAGCAATGTCAATATAGAGAAGAGGCCTTTGTTAAACCGGCAGAAGTCTTAAAGTATTTGTGAGATAAATACACTATAAACAAGGATTTTCTATGGCAGCTCCGACAACAAGAACACAATTCAAAGACTATTGTCTTAGAAGATTAGGTTGGCCAGTCATTGATATTAATGTTGATGATGACCAAGTAGACGATAGAATTGATGATGCTTTGAGTTTTTTCTACGATTACCACTATGATGGTACAGAAAAACTTTTTATGAAGCACCAAATTACTCAAACCGACATTGACCGCCGTTGGATTTATGCTCCCGATGCGGTTCTTTTTGTTACTGGCGTTTTACCGTTTGACGATTCAAATTCATCAGTTAATATGTTTGATCTTAGATACCAACTAAGATTGCATGATTTATATGACTTTACTTCAGTTTCTTATGTGTCTTATGAAATTACAATGCAACACATACAAACTTTAAATCTTCTTTTTTCTGGAAAACCACAATTTCGTTTTAATCGAGTACAAAATAAAGTGTTTTTAGATATTGATTGGTCTAGAGATCTTGCAGTTGGTGATTATGTTATTGTTGAATGTTATCGTAAAATGGTACCAGAAACGGTAAGTTTAACTGGTACGGCCAATCTTGTTTCAGGTAACACAACTGTAGAAGGAACTAGTACAAAGTTTGACCAAGAAATTGTAGAAAATGATTTTGTTATATTTGGTTCCGAAACACTTCAAGTTAGCAAAATTAATTCACCAACCAATATTACACTTACTTCAGCACCAGCCGCATCAAATGCCACAGCAACAATGACTGTTTCCGCTTTAACCGATGTGTGGGATAATCGTTTTCTAAAGGCCTACGCCACCGCCAAAATTAAAATGCAATGGGGTTCTAACCTGAAAAAGTTTGCGGGTATTCAAATGCCAGGTGGAGTTACATTAAACGGCCAACAAATATTTGATGAAGCGATGGAAGAACTAAAAAATCTTGAAGAACAAATGTATAATTCTACAAGTATGCCTAGTGAAATCTTCATAGGATAAACAAATGCTAGAGGTGTAAAATCAGCACTAATTTATATTTCAACCACTTTCCAAAAAACCAAATAACAAGTGAGCAATTACTTGTAGAAGATTTGGTTATTGAGGCCATGCAAATTTATGGCATGGATGTTTATTATCTTCCTAGAACAGTTAGAGAAGGTAATGAGGTCGATTATATTTACGGTGAAGATACCTTAAAAGAATATAAAATTGCTCACTCAATTGAAATGTATCTTGAAAATGTAACAGGTATGGATGGTGAAGGTGATTTCATTTCCAAATTTGGTTTAGAAATTCGTGATGAACTTTCTTTATTAGTATCACGCAAACGATTCAAATATTCTACAAGCTCAAGTCAACTTATACGTCCAAGAGAAGGTGATTTGGTTTATTTGCCTTTGTTGAAAAACTTTTTTGAAATCACATTTGTTGAAAGTGAGAATGACCAAGCCATGTTCTATACTCTTGGCCGTGGTCGTGGTGGTAATGTTTATGTTTACTCTCTAAAGTTAAAACAATTTGTATTCTCAAATGAAATTGTAGAAACAGGTAACGAAGAAATTGATGGTCAAGTCCGTGATAATTATTTCCGCACTAAGATTACACTTACAACCGGTTCTGGTTATTATTCAAATGGTGAAATTGTTTATCAAGGCACAAGTCTTGCAAATGCCAACGCACAAGCTTTCGTTGAAAGTTTTGACCTTGTGAGTGCGGCCAAATATGTAAACGTGATTCGTGTTCAAGGAGACTTTACCGCTGCAAATATTATCGGTGTATCAACTGGTGCTTCTTGGATGGCCAATGTTGTTTCTGATACCGCTCCGATGGACAATGCCTTTGAAGATATTGTGGATAATAATCGTATTGAAAATGAAGCTGATGCAATACTTGACTGGACAGAAACTAACCCATTTGGTGAATCATAATGTTAGGTAACGCATTTTTTAGTCATCGTACCATACGAAAAGTTGTTGTGGCTTTTGGTACCATGTTCAACGATATTATTGTTACCAGAGCCACACAATCTGGCGTACAAAAAGAAAAATTCAAAGTGCCATTGTCATATGGTCCAAAAGAAAAGTATTTGACTTTAATTACATCTGATCCAACATTAACGAAGTCCATTTCTATTGTTGTTCCTAGAATTTCATTTAATTTAGATAATCTATCTTACGATCCAACTCGTAAGCAAATGACAACTATACAAAACTTTTCTGCAAACACGTCAACGGCAGCCAGAACTCAGTTTGCTCCAGTACCATATAGTTTTGAGTTTTCATTGTCAATCTATGTAAGAAACACCGAAGATGGTACACAAATATTAGAACAAATACTTCCGTTCTTTACTCCAGATTTTACTGTTACTGTAGACTTTATTCCTTCAATGGATCAAAAATATGATTTGCCAGTTATTCTAAATTCAGTAACATCATCGGTGGACTATGAAGGTGATATGTCTACCACACGGACAATTATGTGGGACTTATCGTTTACAGTCAAAGGTTATATTTGGCCTCCAATTAAATCTGGTGAAATCATTCGTCAAGCCAATACAAATATCTACTATCAACCACAAAGTTTAGATGGTCAAGTGGTTTATGTAGATTACGCCAATGGTACCGGTCAATATCTTCAATCAGAAACCATTCGTGTAGATGAAAGAGATGTTTTTGGTCGTGTTCTTTATTTTAGTAACAGTAACGCCGGCACACTCATTGCAACTAGCTTAAACGAATTACTTGAAGTTGGTGACATTGTAATTGGTGACACCAGCAACGCATCATTTATTATTTCAACCGTAGAAAATAGTCCATTAAAACAAACAGCAATCGTTACAACACCTGATCCAACTAATGCTCTACCAGATGATGAGTTTGGATTCAACGAAACAATTACGAACTGGCCAAACACATGAAAAAGATAAACGAAAAACTTTCGGAACTTTTTGAAGTAGAGCCGATTAAAATAAAAAAACCAACAAGAGTAGAAACGGTTGTAGTTTCTGAAATTAATCCTGTTGAGTCTGACAGTGAATTTGCTCGTAAAAACATTCGTAATTTGATTGAGAAAGGTAGTTTTGCGATAGATGATTTGTTTCAAGTAGCCAAACACTCTGAATCTCCAAGAGCCTATGAAGTTGCAGCAAACATGATTAAGAACCTTTCGGATCTAAATAAAGACTTGCTTGAAGTGCAAAAACGTAAAAAAGATTTGGTTGCCGATAAATTTGGTTCTAAAGATGTGAATATTGACAAAGCTGTATTTGTTGGATCAACCGCAGATTTAATGAAACTTTTAAAATCAAATAAGACATAAACTAAATAATGTCTGACAGTTATCTAGGAAACGCCAATCTCAAAAAAATTGGCGTTCCTATACCATTTACCGAAGAAAATGTTTTAGAGTATCAAAAATGCTCTGAGGATCCAATTTACTTTGTTGATAATTATTGTTACATTGTTACTCTTGACCATGGTATCCAACGATTTAAGTTGTTTGATTGTCAAAAAGAAAAGATTAATCTAATACACAAAGAACGCCGTGTCATCATCATGGAGTCACGGCAGGCGGGTAAAACCACAACAGCCGCAGCCTATATTCTTTGGTATACACTCTTTCAGGCTGATAAAAACGTTGCGATTTTGGCCAACAAAGATAAAACTGCTCGTGAAATTTTATCTCGTTATCAATTAATGTATGAGCATTTACCACTTTGGATGCAACAAGGTATTAAAACATGGAACAAAGGTGACATTGAATTAGAAAACAATTCTAAAGTATTTACTGCTGCAACTACGGCCGCTGGTATTCGTTCTAAGTCTGTTAATCTTTTGTACATTGACGAAGCTGCCATTATTCCAAACAATATCGCTGATGCCTTCTTCACTTCGGTTTATCCTGTTGTTTCTGCCGGTCAAACAACCAAAATTCTGATTACGTCTACGCCACTTGGATACAATCATTTCTGGAAGTTTTGGAATGATGCTGAGAATGGCCGTAACGGTTTTGTTTCATTGTTTATACCATACTGGAAGATACCGGGCCGTAATGAGAAGTGGGCTGAAGATCAACGCCGAGTTCTTGGTGATGTTAAGTATAACCAAGAGGTTCTTTGTAAATTTCTTGGTTCGGCACTTACACTTATTCGTTCTGACATTATTGAACAAATGTCCTTTAATAATCCAATCTATCAAAAAGATGGTTTAGATCTTTATGAAATGCCAGAGAAGGGCCATAATTACGTCTTTGTTGTAGATACTGCTGAGGGTGTTGGTGGAGATTACTCGTCGTTTGTTATCATAGACATTACAGAGGTTCCATATAAACTAGTAGGTAAATACCGAGATAATCAAATCGCACCAATGCTTTACCCAACGGTGATTTATAGGAACGCCACCGATTTTAACAATGCTTACGTCTTAATTGAGGTAAATCGTTCAGAGCAAGTGGCACATATTCTATACCATGAATATGAATATGAAAATATAATGTTTGTTCAAAGAGACACTAAAGGCCAAAAAGTTTCTGGCGGTTTTGCTGGTGCCGGTAAGACGCAATTGGGTGTGACTACCGATAAAAAAGTTAAACGTATTGGGTGTTTTAATTTCAAATCACTACTTGAAGAAAAGAAACTCCTTGTTTTTGATGCTGATGTTATATCTGAAATCTCCACATTTATTGAATCAAAAGGATCTTGGGCTGCCGATGAGGGTTACCATGATGACCTGGTGATGCCTTTAGTGTTATTTGGATGGCTCACAACCAATCCATATTTCAGGGAAATAACTGATGTAAATTTAAGAAAAGCTGTTTATGAACAGAGAATTAAACAAATAGAAGAAGACTTGTTGCCAGTGGGTTTCATTAATGATGGTCAACAAGAAGAAGTGACCATTGATTCTGGAGATGTATGGGGCAATTATAACGTTGAGGAAAGAAATTCACCACCTCCTGGATATCTTTCATCAAGGTTGTGAAAATACTAAATAGAGTATTAACAAAAATTGATTCTACATATAACTAAAGGAGAAATCCATGGCGTTTCAGCTTTCACCTGGTATAAATGTATCAGAAATCGATCTGACTACAGTTGTGCCTTCCGTCGCTACTTCCGTTGGCGCATTTGCCGGAATTTTTGCCTGGGGTCCAGTTAATGAAGTCGTTACAATTTCCGACGAAGTTCGTTTGGTAGAAGAATTTGGAAAACCAGATGACAATAATTACGAATACTGGTTTTCAGCTGCTAACTTTTTAGCATATTCAAATAATCTTCGCGTCATCCGTGCAGCAAACTCAACCACAACAATTACAGCTTCAAGTGCTAATACTGATCTATTAATTGAAAATGAAGATGATTACCTTGACAATCACAGTAGCGGCGCAAACACCTATGGTCGTTTTGCTGCTAGATACCCTGGTGATTTGGGTAACTCAATTCGTGTTGAAGTAGCTGATTCAAATACTTACACTGGTTGGACATACGCAAATAGCTTCACATCAACACCAGCATCATCTGCCTCAGTTTCAAATCGTGGTGGTGCAAACGATGAGATGCACATTATTGTTCTTGATGTAAATGGTAAATTTACTG